GTTCCGTTGCCATAAACGTATCCAGTTAAACTGGATGCGCCCGTTCCGCCGCTACCTGCACTCAAGGTTCCGCCGAGGACAATACCGCCCGCGGTGGGTGTTGCAGGGGTCAGGCCTGTCGTTCCACCGCTGAATGTCGTAACACCTGATCCAGACACCACAGCGCCCCATCCAGAAGCCGTATAAGCCTCCAAGCTGGCGATGTCGGTGTTATATCGGAAGGCGCCGTAAGCAGGTGAGCCGCGTTGCGATGTCGTGCCCGAGGGCAGTTGAACGAATGAATTACCCGGCAAGGTGGGGTTTGATGCCAATCCAACCGTAGGAGAACCGCCTGAAGCGTTGCCGTTGGTCACGGCAATCTGGCTGGATGTGCCTTGAAGCGTAAACACGCCCACGGATGTGCCGTTGATCGACAGAATGCCTGTGCCGGACGTGCTGGCAAAATTTTGTAAGGTGGCGTTCAAACCAACTGTAGGGTTTCCAGCCGTGCCATCGGCGTTGGCAATAGTCAAGCCTGTGCCGACCGCAATTGCGGTGTTGCTGACCGTTGTAGGGCCGGTCTTGACGATCAATCCGTTGGATGCGCCGTCCAAAGACTGAGCAGCGCCAGTCAGATTGATTTGCAAAGTGCTGCCTGCGCCACCGTCAGACAAAGACAAACCAGAACCAGTTGTCAAATACCGTGCTTGAGTGAGGCCAGACGTACCGCCAACAGTCAAAAATGGATAGTTCAACGCACCGGCGCCAGAAATAGCACCGGTGGTGGTTTGTACTGTCACCCCATTTTGAACAATTGGGACAGACTCAGTGCCTTGTAGTGCCTGCGCCTGTGGGAGTTCGGTGATCGAAACTTGTGCCATATCAGGGTTGCAATCCAATAATTTGTTGATTCCCGTCCTGTGATGGCGTCTGACCGCTTTGCTCAGTGCTCAAGACTTCACCGCCGTATGGCACAGTCACGATGTCATTCGGATCAACCGCCACACTAACGTCTGGACGTGGGTATTGTAGGGTGATCCGCTCAGTTTTCCTAGCGGGAAGACGGTATGGGTCTTTCTCATCCGCACACCCTTGTTGGCACACTTTGAGGCCACTAAAATTTGGATCAGGCATTGCTTCAATGATGGGTCTTTTCATTTTGCAACGATCACAAATAAAAATGGCAATAGACGCATTGCCAGTCGTATCAAGAAATCTTGGCATGATAGGCGTCCTCTATCTTGATCATTTGACCGGCGTCAATCCATCTACGCACTGTAGTTCTGTACAAGCCGAGAAATTTTGCCAAGGCAGAAATGCTTTCAAAATTTTGTTCGCACACAACAATCTTGCGTGATTTATAAAATTTGGCTTTTGCCATTTTTGCTTTTGATTCTTCTGTACGCTTTTTGCCAATAGTGGCTGCTCGTCGTTTTTGAATCATGGCTGGGTCGTTGGCCATTTGTATGCAACGCTCAACAGAACCATTGTTTAAAGATTTTTGACGCAGCACCGTTTTGGTGGCATCAGAATGCCTCAAACCATGAACGCCTTGTCCACCAGATGTAATGTTTACCAATGGCGCTTTGATAGATCGAAAGCAATCAATTAAAAACCGCTCGTGATCTAACGCTTCAGCTTCAGTTTCCCAACGACCAAGAATTTCAGTTTTGAAACCACCACACTCCGCCACTACATCGTGCCACTGTTTATTTCTGTTTTTGGTTGTGGATGCACGGAATTCAGACCCTTTTCCAATGTAAAACACTTCATTGTTGGGTTTGTAATGCGCATATGTGAGGTACTGCATTCTTACCTCGTGTAGACGCTAATGTTCGGGGCGAAGTAGATCGGCGATCTGTCGCGGTTCTCATTTTCCATCATGATGAACAGCTTCTCAGCCTGTGTCTCAAGATATTGAATACGAGGCACATCCACACCGGGCAAAATCATCGACATTTGGTGCGCCAACATGGCTTGAATGGCCATTTGGGCGTACTGAGGAATCTCAATCTGGCCAGACAAATCACCCACATCCATGATCTGGCGTGAATACCACACCACCATCTGCTCAAATGGGTCACTTGGCGTTGGCCACAGCGTGATCTTGGCTTGCGGGATCGTGCGGTTCAGCCAGAACTGGTACGGCTGGTTGGCCGTGAAGTTCTTGTTGGGCAAGTTCGTGTAATCATCACGGTTCAAACGTGCCATCGTGATTTCTGTGGAGTTGTTGCCCACAAAAAACTCAGCCACGCTCAAAGTATTGCCACCAGTTTCACGCATACGGTAATACTGGCATGTCACGCCGGGGTCAATGTCGTACCATAGCCACTGGCCGCTGACCCATGTGGTCACGCCAGTGTCTTCCAGCAGATTCCATGTGGCGCCGTCATTCGACCATTCCAAATAAATGTGGAACTGGCCAGAAGTGGCAGGCAAGATACCAATCGAACCCGCATAAATGGGGTTGTTGCTACCATAGTTGATGCCAATGTAGCCGTTCGGCGATGTCTGGGTGTCGGCAGTCAGCACATTGTTGTCAAACGCAAGGCCAACAACACCGGATGAGCCGAAGTATCCGCCGTATTGGGCAGGCGTAGGACGGCTTAAACGGCGATACAGCGCGTTTAAAACGTCATTACCACCCACAGGTAGCAGATACTCAAATTGATCAGCGTTGAAGCCGTAAACCTTCTTGTCAATGGCCCAATAGTTAATGCCTTGATTGATCAAGTTGCTCAGAACGTAGTACAAAGCCTGTTTAGAGGCCTGAATTTGCTCGACAGTCAACTCTTCGGCCAATTTGCCCGACATCCGGGCGCCTTGGTCGATCATTTGTTGGGTCGTAACGACCGTTTGTCCTACTGTTCCGCTGTAAGCCATTGGTTACCTCACCAGTCTTTGTGCTTGTGGCTCTTCTCAACGGTGCTGATCTTGCAGTGCTTCAAGTCAATCTTGCCGCCTTGCTTGTATCCACCAGCCTTGGCTGCGCTGATACGAGCGCCCAGCTTGTTCATTTCTGGTTCAATGTCACGAGCCTTGCGCTCATAGTCAGACAAATTTTGCTCACGGTCGGCGTAACGATAATTCTTACCGCCTTCGTAAGTTTTGGTCATCTCTGCATGACGCTTTTCAAGGTTGGGCAGGTCAGCCGCATCTTTCTTGGCGCGTTCTTTGGCCTCAACAGCCTCTTGTTGACGGCGCTTTTCCTGACGCTCCTCTGACTGTTCACGAGTCATGGGGTCGGTAATTGAAATGCGGCGGCCGGGATTCTTGGCGTTATGCGCCTCAGCCACGGCCTTGATCATTGACTTCAGATCGGACATGTTTGTTCCTTTACCAGCCGGGGCATTTCCAGCGTTTTAGGGATGCTTTTGCACGTTCAGCATCGCCTTTTGAGTGTTCTACAACACCGCTCATTCTGGCACAAAACGAGTCTTTTCGGGAGCCGCCTTGAGGCTGTGGAGCCTTTAAATGCGACCCAGTTTCACGGTTGTACTTGGCACGACCTTTTTCGGTCAGGCCAGCACCCTTGGAAACAGGCAACTTCTCACCGCGGCCAACAGCCAACGACACACCGCCTTCTTTCTTTTTGACGGTCTTCGCCGACTCTTTGAACGCAGCAGCCGTGGGCGCACCCTTAGAGCCGGGTTTACGCATCTTCTCACCAGAACCGTGAGCGATGCGCTCCTGCTTTGCGTGGATGTTGGCGTAAAGCCCCGGCTTGGCCATTACCAGCCACCTTTGCACATGGGATTTTCGTGGCAGGTCGAAACCTTGCCGCCATGCGCTTTGTGAGCGTGACGCTTTTCGCTGTAGGCGATGGCCACGGCTTGCTTAACAGGCTTACCAGCGTGAATCTCAGCCTTGATGTTGTGCTCAAAAGCTTTCTTGGATTTGGACTTGATCAAGGGCATGATTAACCTCCGGGTACGGTTAGGGTGTTATTGTTTTGGATCAGTTTGCCGGTCACGATAACACCAGCAGCAATTGTTCCCGTGTTAGTAACAAGTTGCCATTGAATGTCCGTTTTTTCGGCATACGCAAATGGGTCAGATGCTCGATTTGCTGTGTAAATTGACACAAACGGTTGTTGCAAAACAGTCAACTTGACGCCAGTTGTGTTGTTAATAGCTTGCACCTTGTAAGTCACAATTGTGCTGCCTGTATAGCTATTTGAAGTATTGACTTCAGCCAAGTCCAAATAGAACGTGTAGCCAGCAGGTACGGTGTAAATAGTGCTTTGTGACTTGGCAATACCAATGTTAATTTGCGCAACTATGTTGGAAGATTGCTTGAGTGTGATAGTACCAACATTGGTTGATTGGCCAGTGCCGGGAGATACCATCAACAAGCTATTAACGCGGAAATAACTGTTGACCGTCGTCACGCCAGTCACGCCATTCATCGCCAAGGTTTCAGACAATGGGTTGAAATTAGCATCCAAACCGCTGATTAAAATTTTGGCGCTTGTATCATCAGATGCAGATGTACTCACCAGCGTCAAAGTTGATGCTGATGTGATGTATGTGTAAGTAGTCGCATTTTCCCAAATTGGGATTGAAGTTGATGTCACCGATGGTTGGTAACCAAACAAACTGACGACAGTGTGACCTGAAATTTGCCCACGAGCAACTTGAAGGTCAAACGGCTCATAAGCCCCTGCACGAGTTACTGATGCAACGATTCCATTACTCATGATAATTCCTCAAAGAAGCAGGGGCCGAAGCCCCCGCTGTTTACTTAGCGCGTCCGCCGCGTTTACGTTGTGGGACTGATTTCTCAATCTCAGCAACGGTTCTGGGGTTAACAAAACCACGACCGGCTCCGGCATCTTTGCCGTAACCCATCAATGATCTTGCACCTTCATACAAGCGACTAGGAATGCTACGGATGGCTCGTGCCGTGTCCATATCGTCCTGATCGGGGCGCATAGCGGCGTCATAGGCGCCCTTAGAGGCGTCTACAAGGTCACCATCGGCAAAGTGATGCACCTTGCCACCCTTTTTGAAAGTACCAGATTGCAGGCTGTTGGCTACGGGGCGGCTAACGAAGTGACGAGGCATTTTTTCTGCCTTGCCTTGATCGTTAACATTCCCCCCCGTAGCGT